ATCGAAAGCAGATTCATCCGCTCCCACTCTTCACTCTGCATGATGTCGCGGAGGTTGTTGAGGGAGTGCCAGAAGAGCGGTAGCCCCCGGCGTTGCTCCGGCCAGTAACGGTCAAAAACGTGGAGGATGAATTTCTTCTCGATGAACTGCTTGTGCTTGCCGTCAACGTCGCAAAGCGAATAGGCGACCGGGATTGATGTGCCGGGGAAATACACGATGCCGTCATACAGATCGTAGCCTGCATATTTGCCGGTCTTCTGGATGCCGTCATCCTTTTCACCGCTTGAAATCCGATGCGAGGGGATTTGCTGAATCTGCGGGTAGCCGTTTTTCGTCTGCGTCGAATACTCGAAAACCTCGCCGTCGCGGTCGATGCTTACCGAGTCAACGAACATGTCAGATGTAAAGTCCGCGATGTCGCCGTCGATGTTGCAGATGGGATACCACTCATCCTTCAGCCAGAATTTCGCAGCATCGCCGAACTCCTTGTCCTTGCCTTTGTAGGTCGGCAGCCATGCGTTGCCTACCGCGTAAATCCCGATCTGGTTTGATGCGCCCACCATGAGCGGTGAGTTGAGATACAGCGTGCGGCTCGCGGATTGCAGCGTCTCGCGGTCGTATTTCGTGACGATCTTGTGCAGGTCACGAAGGTTCCGTGATTCGCTCGGCCTGTCGCCGCCGCCGAGGTTGGCGTGGCGCGAAGGCCTGCGCAGAAAGGATGAACTAGCGGCGTTTCCGTATTGGTCGAGTATCATAGAAATGCGGCTCTGGTGGTTCGGCTTCCGGCGGAATCGCGCTCAATCATGCTCATCACGAGTTGGAGGATCTGTAAACGCTCGGCGGGTGTCGAGGTTGCTTTGCCGGAAAATGATTGGCCGTTGACTGTGGCAGATTCTACCTGAATCCCGCCGGTCGTAGATGTGATGGCAGTCGCGGCAGCCAGATATTCGGCTTTTTTCGCCTCAATCAACGTGGGGTTTCCACGGATCGCGCGAAAGACTGCCTGTGCTTGAGAGAAAGCCGATGCCATGCGGGAGGATTCACCGCATGGTGGCGAAAGTCAACTTTTGCGGGGTCACTCCATCTGGCTGAGGATCGCGTAAAGCTCTTTGCGCGTGAACTCCACGCCGTTGATGATTGCTCGGTGGCCACGAATCTTCCACGGCCTGTCCACGGATTCCTTCTTGTCGCTGGCGCGGTGGGATGCCTGCTGCACGAGGAACGCTTTCTGCTCGCCCTCGGTGCGGATGCGTCCAGGGGCGAAGACCTGCGCGGCCTGCTCTTTGGTCATGTCCTTGGCTTTGACCAGCAGAACGTCCGTGCCGTCCTCGGTGTGGACGATCACCGGCACTGGCTCCTCGATGTATCGCTCTTGCAGCGAGTAGGGGAGGCGTTGCAGTTTGGCGAATCCCGGCGATGCAGTCAGCAGGAGCTGCGGGTGCAGCGTCTTGCGCCCCATCTGCTCGAACCGTCCGAGTATGCCAGCGTTGATCTGCGGGCATTGCTGGATGATGTAGTCGTAAACGTAGGGGTCTTGCTCGACCATCTGGACGAGGATTTCCCCTGCGGTGATCCACTCTTCCACGCCTCGGCGGAAGTGAGTGATGAATGCGTCGATTTGTGCCTGTTGGTTTGTCAGTGTTGTTGTCATGTTGTTTTCTGTTTTGGTTTTCCTATTGCTTCGGAAATCTGTTGTGCGGCTCCGGCCATTACGAAGAACTGGTCAGCGGCGGCTTGCTGGCGGTTGGCTTCGCGACGCTTGCGGTAATACTCCGCAAACTTATCAGGGTTGGCTGCGCGACGCTTGAGTCTTTGCTCCGCAATCTTATCACGGTTGGCTGCTGCCCACTTGCGGTAATACTCCCTATTATTCTCAGCGTTGGCTGCGCGATACTTGCGTTTTATCTGCGCAATCTTCTCAGGGTTGGCTGCGCGATACTTGCGTTGATACTCCGCAATCTTCTCACGGTTGGCTGCGGCATACTTGCGGTTTATCTGCGCAATCTTCTCAGGGTTGGCTTCTGCCCACTTGCGTTTCTCCTCCGCAAGCTTCTCAGCGTTGGCTGCGCGCCACTTGCGGTTCCTTTCCGCGATCTCAGGGTTGGCTGCGCGACGCTTGCGCTCTTTCTCCGCGATCTTCTCACGGTTGGCTGCGTAATACTTGCGGCGTTTCTCCGCAAGTTTCTCAGGGTTGGCTGCGCGACGCTTGCGTCCTTTTTCTGCAACCTTCTCACGGTTGGCTGCGTAATGCTTGCGGTGATACTCACGCTTTTTCTCCAGCCAAGCATCCTGCTGCTCGGGTGTCCATGAATCAAATGCTTTCGGCTTGGCCATGCGTTGAAACTAGGCAATGCCTAGGAGGTTGTAAAGACCTTTTTTCACTCCTCGCACCCATCGTCAGCAGCCTTCGCTAGTCCGCGCTCGATAGCGTCGGCAATGATGATCCTGGATGCCTCGTAGCGGTCAATCATCAGGGATGATCCGCTCACCGCTCGCGCCAGTTCCTTTTTCGTCTCTGGGTCAATGTCGGTCGGGGTCAGATACCGTGGTCTGATTTTCAACGGTGGCGGCACCTGCTTACCTTTCAGCGATACCCAGACCTTCTTTTCCTCTTCGTAGTAAATCCCTGATTCGCGCCGTCGATCATCCGCCCGCTTCTTCGTCTCAGTGCGCCTGCTTCGATAGACTCCGCGCTTTTTACTCATCGTCTTTTGGTGGGGTGAAGATTCGGAACATGAGCGCGGCAGCCACCTGATACGCTTCGCAGTCACGCAGGTGGTTCGCGCCCTTGCGAACCCACTTGCGGATTTCCTTGCCCTTCGCATCTCGGGTCGTCTCGATCCGCTCGCCGTTGAGGTGCTTTCCGTAGCTCGGCGGCGCGTCGTCCTCGACCATCCACGCAGCACCTTCACCGGACATCAGCCGGTGCAGGATGTATTGGATCGGCTCGGTGGCGATGTGCCAGCAAACGGCCTGCTTCTTTTCCTTGCTCAGTGCATACCAGCGTTTCGAGTAAAGCCGGATTTCCTTTTTTGTAGGGTCGCCCTTCACCGGCCAATCCCAGCCGCTCTTGCGGTTGCCGTCGCCCTTCATGCCCTGCCATCCATACCGGACGATGATCCCAGCCATGCGCTCTTGATCGAATCCGACATCGAGGAAGGTGTGGCGCGGCTCGACTCCGTAGCGGCTGCGGATTTCCTCGCACTCCTCGACGGTGTTGATGTAGGCGGCGAAGAGTCCTTTTGACTCGCCGCCTTGGCACCATGCCCGGATTCTGAGCCAGTAATGATCGCCGCCAGCGTCTATCGTGCAGAACCTCACGACCTCGCCGTCGATCTTCTGCCCGTCGATGAAGTCCGCCCGCGTGTAGCCGCTGGCCGCCAGCTTGATCTCGGACGCTTGCAGGTTGTCTGTCCAGCCCCGCGCCCGGTCTTTCTGCGTCCACTGCTTTAACGCGGTGTAGTCACCGGCCTTGGCTTGCTGATCCGCCGCGAGCTTCCGCAGCACGTCCTCGCCCCACGCTTGCCACCAGACCGCTGTCCGGTCGGCGTGGAATCCTTCATAGCCGCGCTGCCCGTTGTCGCTTGTCAGGATGTAGCCATCGTTCTCCTTGTAGCTGTCATGCAGCATCCGGCGGTTGGAAATCGTATCGGCAAACTCATGCTGGCAGCCAGCGCAGACCATGACGGTCGCATCTGCCCGCTCCTGGTTGGTTCCCGATTCTGGAAATTTCAGTGACTCGAACGCGAACGCTTGGACATGCGAACACTCCGGGCATTGCCACGCGAAATCCCACTTGCGGCACTTGTCATGCTCGGCGTGCAGCTCGCTCGTGGTTCCTTGCCCGTCCTCGTTGGCGATCTCGCCGCCTTGGGAGACGAGGGTGAACTTCCGGTTCTCGCGGTTGTGACTTCGAGCGTTCCACTCGCGCACCATGCCGTGCTTCCACTCCCACGCCTCGTCACCGCATCCGTAGGTGATCGAGACTTCTTGGAAGTTGCTCATGTTCGCCCCACCGAGAACCATGAACATATGCGGCCAGACGATAGCGTCCCGCCGGATGGCGTTGCGCTGATTTTTAGGCCAGAGGTGATCGAGCGGCTTGCATTTCCGCGCGGCTTTCAAGAATCGCGTCTCGCCCCAAAGCTCGGCGTTCGGGTCGGTGATCGAGGCGTAGAGCGTCGATCCCGGCGACTCCGCTGCAATCCAGCAGTTGATGGCCTCGAAAAACGTGCTCTTGCCCGTGCCGGTCGGCATCAGGCAGACCATCTGCCGCGTCTCAAAATCCGCATAGCAGCCCATCGGCTTGATCCACCAGCGCGTCTGTGACGGGTCGAACTTGTCCCCGCGCTCCGAGTTCTCAACGTGGACATGCTCCGCGCACCAGTCCGCCGGGTGCAGGTCGGATTGTGATTTCAGGTTGCGGGCAAATACCTCAATCATGATTCGGTGTCTGGGTGGTCTTTCCAAAACTCGCCTTGGAGGTTGGCGAGCATGTCCTGCAATTCCCGTGTCTTAGCCTTCACGATTGGAACGGATTGCGAAAGGGTTAAGCCAAGGCACAGGCCAGGTATCTCCCGCTCGTAGCGGCGAAGGAATGCTTGAATGCCCATCGCGGCACGGACGAAATGCTCCTCGACCTCGGCGCGCGATACCAGCTTTCCCATCTCAGCTTGATATTTGACCATGCCGCGCAGTGATTCGATGCGCAGTTTGAGCGTGCGGGCGGTGTTCGGATCTAGGTCGGGGCGGCGCAGCTCGGCCTCGATCTGCTCAAAACTCATGGTGCCGGATTGCGTCGGCAACGGATCAGATGTCGTTTTCTTTTTGCGGTTGACCCGTGTGTTGAGGGTTTTTCGAAACGCCCGCATGGCTTCGATGTCCTTCACGTCGACGCCTGCGTCTTTTGCTTTCTGCCATTGAGACAAGGACAGTCCCACCTCTTTGCAGATGGTGCGTGCGCTGTCTGGTTTTGCGGTCATTGGTTTAGGATATGCGACAATCGTGTCGCGTTTTGTGTTTCGTTAGTTAGATTTGAGATTTCGTAGAAATTCCGTGGGGTCGGCAC